TAGGGTTAAAGCTACTCCTATTGAAGATTTAGGTGAGGCTGAAAAAAGAATAATTGACCCTAATACAAGAAGAAGAGATAATGATGTAGAATTAATTACTAAAGTAATTGCTGATGAAGTTAATAAAGAAGATACAAGTGACCCTATTTTAAATGCTTGGCTAACTAAAAGACTAGTAGACTTAGAAGAAACTGGAAAAGACCCATATAAGATTGCAAAAATATATGGAACTAATAGCTCAATTTTATTTGAAAAATACCCAAGTTTAAAAAATGCAGGTTTAGACCCTCTTATTGCGAATGTAAAAGCAAACCCAATAGAAGTTGCTAACTATTCTTTGTATGAAAAACTAAAAGGTTATGGTTTCTTTAAAGAAAATGATGTGGTTTATATTCGTGATGTTACTGGTATGCCAGAAAAACTTGGGAATGAACAATATTTTACAATAACAAAATAAATTAATAAGGTTTTAATATGCCAACTTTAAGTCTAAGTGATGATACTTTAGATACTAATCTTAATATTGTGAATGCTATGCCAACTTTAAGTCTAAGTGATACTACTTCAGATACTAATCCTGATGTTGTAGACACTGTGCCAACTTTAAGTTTAAGTGATACTACTTACATACCTCAAGGTCAAAACAACTCTTCTTATATTGACTTAGAAGAAATTTTTGAAGAGTATGGTGGTAAAAATAAACTTACCAAAGAACTCATCATGGATGATCCAAGACTTATGGAAGTTATACGCTCTAGTTTAGAAGCTAGATATACACCTGGGGGTGTACTAACAAGAGCTAGACGTAGTGCATCTTTTTTAAGTGGTGGAGATATAGGTGGTATTAAAGGTTTAGACTACAGAAGTCAAGAGGATGAGGATGTGTTTGAAACTTGGCAGAACTGGCAGAGGTCTTTTGCAGGTGGGCAAACTGTAACTACTGGTCAAGAAGTAGTTTATGGTATGGGTGCAGACAAAGATACAAAGATGAAGTTAGGTGCAGGTTATAAACTTTTTGGTGATGGTATGACAAATGCTATTACAGGTGAGGGTTCATGGTCTGAAATGGGTGATGCTATATGGGATTATGGTAAGGCTGCAGTTTGGGATCCTACTACTGTTTTATCTTTTGGTTTAGGTAAACTACTAGGATTTGGTGCTACTAAAACTGGTGCTCAAGTTGCAAAAAAAGCTATGATCACTGCATACACAGATGGAATAAAAAGAGGTGCTACTAAAACTGCTGCACTAAAAGCAATAGGTGAGTCTGTTAAAAAGTCTATACCCTTTGCAGTTGCTGATGCTACTTTTGCTGTTGGCACAGACGTTGGTTATCAGATGCAACTTATTAATGTTGATGTACAAGAAGAATACAGTGGTGCTCAAACAGCTTTTGCTGCACTAGGTTCAATGGCAGTTATACCTACACTCACTGCTTTAGGTGCTACAGTAAGAGAGTTTAGAAATAGTTCTCTTTCCCGTGTTTGGTTAAACTATAGTAAAATGGAAGATGATGTATTTAAGTTAGGTGCAGAAGAAGCAGAAGAATTATTAAAGGGTAGGGTAAATAAAAATATACTTCTTGATTCAGTAGATGAAAACTTTGGTACAATAAAAGGAGATACAAAAGACTTCCTTGTTTGGAGCAAACTTAGGGATGCATCTGATGGATTAATAAAGAGAAGAAATGAACCATACACACCCACTGAAGTACTTAATGCATTTTTTTCTTACTTTTGGAGAGGTGGAGTTAATGAAGAAACAAAAACTGTATCTAAGGGTTATGCTCAAGCACTAAAAGAATCAGGATTTGTTGTACATGAATCTATGATTGAAAAGTATGGAACTAAAACAGCAGTGTATGCAAATGCTATCAACTTTTTAAATGACAAACAAGTTAGAAAAATTGTAAATAAATTTGAAACTGATACTGGATATAAATTAAAATTTATAGGGGAAGAAGGTAAAGATGCACAGGGTAATACTGTATATAAAACTGTTTCTGGAAATAAAGTTACTGCTAAAAGTTTAGAAGCACACTTTGTTCGTCAAACTAGAGAAGCAGGTGTTAGCTTACAGCTTGTATCTAGTTTAGAAAAAATAAAAAAAGAAGGTTTAGATACTAAAGCTACACTAGAATTATTTACAGCTATAGAAAAAGAACAGGCTGTTGGAAGACTTATTGGAGCTAAAGTAAGACCACCTGACAGGAGTAACAGGGGTACTATAACTTCTATAAGTGGTGATGGAACTTATGCTAATGTTAAGTTTGTCAATAAAAAAGATAGCTCAGAAAAAACAATAAGATTTAAGTTAAAAGATTTAAAATATATTGATGCAAAAAACCCAAAGATTTCACAGTCTCTTGATGAGTTAATTCCTGATGCAAGTGCTGTTTTAAAAAAGAAGACTGATGATCCTGCAAGAGGACAGTTTGTTATGTCTATCTATAAAAGACTTTTAACTTCACACTTATCAACCACAGGTGCTAACCTAAAAGGTTTTGCTGCAATGGTAAGTTTAAATACAGCAGCAGATTTTGCAACTGCTGGAATAAATTTTAGTCAGAGTGGTTTTTATAAATACATTAAGGGTGATCCAGATGCTGCAGTAAAGTTTTATAACAGGGGTGTAGGTTCTGTTTTTGGTAGTGTTAGAAGAATTGCAGATACATTGTCACCAGATATGCCAATAGGATATGCTGATAAAATTTTGGAAAGTCAACCTGAAATACAAAAAAGATTATTTAGGGATGTATCAGGAGATGGTGGAGTCAGAGACAGTCTTGAAACTTTTAACTTAGATGACCTTGGTGGTGAGACAGTAATTTGGAAGACTGCTGATGGTGTAACAAAAGGTTTTCAAACACTTACTCTCGTTAGACTTCAAGATGATATAACTAAACGGTGGTCTTTTGGTACAAATACAAACCAAGCTATCATGCGTGAGTATGGTATATCACCAGAAGATTTTTTTGCAAAACCAGATGTTGCTTTAGAAATGGCATCTGATAGATTTAAAACTATGGTTTTAGATAAGGCTGTGTTTAGAACTATGAGGGAAACAGCATCAGTTAATTGGTCAACACTACCTGCTAACAATGCTTTTAGAACTGTTGCTAAGTGGGTAGAAAATGCTACAAACAGAACTCCACTAGGTTTTGTAGTTCCTTTTGGTAGTTTCTTAAACACTACTATAGCTACAATGGCTGACCTCACTGGTGTTAATGCTTTAAGATTTGGCATAGCTAAAGTAGCAGGGAAAGAATTAGACTTTGCTACACAAGAAGGGGCAGAAGCTATAGGTAAGTGGGCAGCAGGTTGGAGTGCAATAGGATTAGGTGTGTATGTTAAAGCTCCTGCTGTAGGTAGTGCTAAAGAAAGATTAGAAAATAACTTAGCATACAATCAAGAGTTAAACTCTGATGGGTCTGTACAAAATTTAAAGTATGATTGGCCAATTTCTACCATGCGTCTTATGTCTCAGATACTTGCACATGGATTAGGTGATAGTAATGATGTACGTGATTTTAAACCTAGTGAAATACCACCAGAACTTATTACAGAATTAGCTCTTCAAGTTGGAGGACAATCAGTTAGAGATTTAGATGTGTTAGGTCAAAGTATAATTTATGCAGCTAATGGAATAGGAGAAGGTAACTTTGATCCACTACTTTCTTTTGGAGAAGCATCACTAGCAAGAGCACAAGGTTTTATGAGACCTCTTGACCCTATCAATCAAGTATATGGTATGGTTACTGATAAGAATATGAACCCTAATTTAAAAGAAGCAGGATTAATTCAGGGTCAAATGATGAGGTATGTTAATAATCTCTTTGGTGATACACAAGACTTACCACCCAAGGCAACAGTTACAAGAGGTACTGAGTTTACCCCTGATGTAGGTAAACAATTACTTGGTAATAGAGGTGTAAGTTTACCTAATCTTGTAGAACAGATGATGAACTCAGCAGGTAAACCCTACTGGAAAGCGTTGAGTAGAATTGATGCACCTGATGCCATACGAAATAAAATGAAAATGCTTGCTTCACCATTCTTTGAGGCTTCTGCTTTAAAGTATCTTAATAAATACCCTGACTATTTTGATTTACCTCTTGATAGAAAACAAGAGATACTTAAAAGAATGAATAACGAAACAAAAGACAACATGATGAAAGTCTTTGAGCAGGGTATGCCAAAAGAAATGAATGTGTTACGTACACTATCATCAAAGAATAAAGACAAAGTAAAAAATATTCAAAAAGAATTTGGTCTTGAGGGTGATTTAGAAGAACTGCCACTACCTATGTTATTAAAGATACAGACACTACTTGATATTTATGACGATATTTTTAACAGTGATGGTAGCTTTAGAATAAAGTAACTACTTGTGTACCTTTTTGTAGTTCTCTATCAACCACCCCAAGTACACTTGTGCCTTCTCCAAATCTTCTAGCCCATTCTTATACTCATGTCTCCACACATATTTTAATACGTTACCTGCCATGTATGCTGACGTACCATTCATTGTGTTAGTCATTGCATTGATAGCATCAATACACTCTATGCCACTCTGATTGTAGTGAATTGGTTTCGTTACTGTGTCAAAGTTGTTAGTCTTAAATACATTTTCTGCTGTCATTTGATTATTCATTTTATCTCCATTACATATTTCACACTCAGGGCATTCCATGTTGTCATCAAGAAGATAACCACACATGGAACACATCTCTACTCCCCACCTAACTACTGTCATCTTGTATTCCTATACTAATATTACCTGAGATTGAAATCCTTTCTCCGTTACTTTTGTAAAAGGGAAACACTTGATGTAGTAGTTGTGATGGAAACATAACCATATATCCTTCAGCTTCCTTCTCCATATTATAAGCAAATGTTTTTACCTTGCCTAGTATATCTGTATAGGTAAACGCAAAGTTAGATATGTGATTGTCTGCATTAGACTCAACAGCAATGGGTAGCTTACGTTGCTCTTCATAGCTTGTCGGTATCTGTAGCCATATCACAAAGGAAAATACACCACCGTGGTCATGTGGTGGATTAAACTCATGTTTCTTTTGGAAGTTTACCCACAGGCTTTCCAAGTTCCACTGCCCACCTGTAGTTCTCCAAGGAGCACCATATGCTTGTACGTGACTACTAATAAATGTAGGTAGCACATTCTGCATGAAGTCCTCAAGATGAGAAGACTTAGGGTCTAGTCGTATAGACGAGTTGATGTTACCTGCCAACTCGCCCTTCATGTCCTCTGGTGTTTTCTTAGCTTCCTCAACAACCTTCCAGATGTTCTTCATAGTTTCTTCTGGCAGTTGAGCTTCGACTACACCTATATTTGGTAGCTGCCTTGGTATTATTTGTATCTCCATATCAAGCTCCTATGTCTACAATTTCACAGGTGTCACCACTACAAGCAAAAGTTTGACTGCCTGATGTAGTATCTTCCTTCTCATAATCCATTAGTCTATCCCAATCTATATTGATGTTGGTAGACTTAATCATAACATCATACTCTTCTTTAGTACAGTCTTGATATGGTGCTTGCTGATAAACATGGTCAGAGTGTGGTAAGAATGATACACCTGACATTGCATCAAAGTGATTGTAAACATATGCACCAACTTCTACCCACTCATGGTCACGTACTGTCACAGTACAGCTAGGCTTGTGTTCACACCAATGCTCTTGATATGCCATCCACATTCGTAGTTGTTGGATAGCTGTCATGTCATTACGTGTGACTGAACCTTCAGGTGACTGCATAGGAAAACTAAACACTGTAGTAGCATCAGGTTTCATTACGTCAGGCTCACTAGGTATACCTTGGTCAATCATAAACTGTGTCAGTGGGTCTTTGTTGTCACCACGTACAGTCCTGATGTAGTAGTCACTGTGTCTAGCATGTATGCCACTTGCACTGTCACATAATTGTGACACAGTACCTGATGGTTTAACACAGGTAATAGCTACTGACTGAGGCATCTTCCACTTCTTAGCGTACTCTTTATTTGTATCTACAGCTTCCTGTTTTAACATAGGTAGTATAGTACTCAACTTTCCTTCATGTGATATGAACTCTTGTCTGCCATTAGTCAACTGATTGTCCATGATACCTGTAAGTGATACACCTAGTAGTCTTTCTTCCTCTGTGTTTGTACTCCATATCTTACGTAGGTAAGGGAACTTAGTGAGTGTAGCCTGTGCTGTACCCAAGATAGTAGCTATACGTACCTTACGTTTTAAGTCAGCCAAGGTATCTGTAGCTCGTATGATTACCTCAGTGAGGTTACAGAATTGGTATGGACGTAATATTATTTCAGAACATGGATTGCAACCAAACTCATGGTCAGCATCTCTCCTGCCATTCTTAGCAGCCTGTTTCTTAGCAGCTACCCTGTTAAAGATACCACGCTCACCAGACTTAGACTCAATCAGAGATGTCCACTCACGCATGAATGTCTCTGCATCAGGCTTGTCTGTGTAGCTAACAGAGTTGTTAGACAATGCCATGTGAGGTGCAGTATCCCACCACTGTCCTGACTTAGCTTGTCTCATACGTATGTCTGAAAGGTTACTCAGGCTAATCATAGCTGACCTACGTACACCACCCACAACCACAACCTCACCTATCTTACACATAAGAGAGTGGCAGTCATAGCTTGTGAGCTTCTTACCTGCATTGTTGTTGAACAGGTTGATAGTAAACTTGAATAGGTCTACGAGAGGTGCAGGTCCACTAGCTCTACCACCAAATGTTTTTAACCTAGCTCCCGCAGGTCTAACTTTACTGACGTTGTAAGAGGGTATCTCTCCTGCGTACAGTAACGCTATCAGCATACGTAGTGACTTAGCCCAACCTTCCTTGCTGTCCTTAACGACTATTGTAGTGTCGCTTGTGAACATCTTCTCTGGTATTTCGGGTAGCTTGTCAATGTACTGACGTTCCACTGAGAAGCCTACACCTGTACCACAGAGTAGTATGTACATAGCTTCATCAAAAGACTTAGGGTCATCTACAGGTAGGTAGCTACAGTTGTACCCTGCTGTGTTATCTCTCTCTAATGCTGTACCTGCACTCATCAAGGCTCTCATGCTAGGCATAACCTCTAGCCCTAAGATAGCCTGTTCAATGTCAGCCCTGTCTTCCTTAGAGAACTTAACCTTGTCATGCATGTAGTCTACGTAACGTGATACAGTTTCACTCCATGTTTCTCTACGTCCTTCGTCATCTAACCATCGTGCATAACGTGACGTAGCTATAAAGTTCTGATAGTCTGTTGGTAGCATGTTGTTCATCTATTATCTCCTGACCCTTGGATTACATCACGTTTCTTCCTGTCTTTTAATTTAGCCATATTCATATCAGCAACTGTTTGTAGGTTAGAACCTAAAGCATTTGCTGTAGCAGTATTATAGTAGAGAAGGTCTCCTAGCTCATACAAAACTTCTTCTTTAGAAAAGCTTCCATCTCTTATAAGTTTTTTAATTTTACCTATTACTTCACCTGCTTCTTCACCAATACCTAATACATTCTCTATCAATCTATTCTTAGGTTCAGTAATAATTAACTTTTCTACTTCTTCACCGTATGTTTTAAATGTATATGGTTTAAATCTATGTTTCAATCTAGTCTCCTCATTATGTCTACATCCTCTACTTTTAATTCTTCTAAATCATATAGAGCATCGCCAACTAATTCTTTTAACACTGAAAAGTTTTCAATACCTTCCGTATCCACTACCTCTAAAAAATTAGCAGTTGGTTCAACATCTATAGTCATTATTATCTCGTAACGTAAACCCATAGTTATACTCCATATACCTTAAATGTCAATTTATATTTCCACAATCTTTATATTCTAATATACCTTCATCATCTATCTCAACAGCTTCCATATGAGAGTCTATAAAGTTTTTAAATTCGTGAGCGTTGGTTAGAGTAGGAAACCAAAACTCATGGTCTTCAAGCTTACCATTCTTTTCTACCTTACACACAGTAAAATAATTACAACCTTCTGGGTGATCCTCTGCAAAGTTATCATCATAGTCTACCTCATCTACAGATTTTGGACCTTCAGTAACAGCCCATATCTTTACAGTACTCATTTACTTATCCCCCAAGTTCTAATCAAATCCATATAGTGTTCCATACCTACCATAACTATCCAAGGCTTTCTGTCTGACCTAAAGAATACTACAGGCTCTCCTGTATTATGTTTAGCTGCCTGTTCTATGTAACCGTATGCAGTTTTCATACCTTCCTTACGTCTTTTAACTTCTATAGACAGTGGTATAAGTCTTCTAGCAGCAGGGGATAGTTGTATATCTTCTCCTGTATCTCCCATAACTGTGCTCTTTATATCGTCAGGGTGTAACTCAGGAAAGGTTTCAAGTAACTTATCTCTTACGTCCTGTTGCCCTAGTCTACCCTTTGCCTTACCTGTTCTAGTCTTAGTCATGGAACACCTCTGGTACTTTAGGTTCATTAACGACATCAGTTAGATACTCAGGTCCATAGGAGTAGATGAATGTTCTCACCTTATCCCAACAAAGATACTTGTATTCACAGTAACTACACTGCATACTTAACTTTGTATTAGGGCTTGTCTTAGATTGTGGTATAGGTTTGATCCTGTCATCTGGTATATCGTTACCAACCATAGCTTTAGCTGCCAACATCTCAGCTTCTTTAGTTTTTAAATCCTCAGTGAAATCATAGATATCCAAACAAATATGTCCATTCTGTTTATCAACTGCCAGAAAAGCACCATGTGTTTTGTCAGTAACAAGTGGGTCATCCTTACCTGCATAGACATAGGAACTAAGTTGTGATATATATCCAAAAGGGTCATCATCTCTAAGCTTTCCTTCTTTAAACTTTTTAAATGCGTAGGTGCTACAAGACTTAACGTCTACTGTCATGCCATCAATCACTGCATCTCTATGCCCCTTGATGCCATGAACATTAAGAGTATCTTGCTGCCCTTTTATGTCATGCCCACTGGCTTTTGCTAGTTCTAGTATCAACTCCTCTATCATATCACCATAGAAGAACTTCAGTAGAGTGTTAGGTGTTAGGCTCTCTCCCTCTCCTGACTTGTTTACCTTGTACCAGAGCTTACGTTTACAAGGAGTACCAATAGAAGAAAGAGATAGATAACCTCTGGGTTCTTGAGGTTTACTAAAGCGTTGACTAGATAAAACAGAGATACCATCAGCCAAAGTCTTACTGCGTATTTCATTCCACTCACCCTTACCCTCTAAGGTTTTGTACATATCTTTTACAAGAGTCTTTATTGTTTTCATTCTTTAAGTCCTAACTTATGTTTTCTTTTTCTAAAGAGCTTCTTGATCTTAAGAGGGATAACCTTGAGGCTATACTTGGTTGTCCAAAGTTCTTTAGCCTCAAGGTTTCTAGGTTTAGAAGAGTATTTCTTCCGCATTTTCTCTGCTCCCTGCTGTAACTTGAGTCAGAGGTGGTGGTGAATGTGGTGGAATTACCTCATCCTCATCATCAAGAGCAATGTACTCCACATGATCTATAACCTTTACCCTGTCTAGTCGTGTACCTACAATAGCTTTACGGCTAGTGTCGTAGACAGAGAGGGTAACTTGGATGGTAGAACCATTACCAATCGTACCATCTTCATCGTAGTTCCACTTAGTACCATCAGCCTTGGTCACTACAGGAGCACCACTATCCCAATCCCTACCAGTATCAAACTTACGTACAAGTCTAACCTTAGTTCCTCTACCTTCAGGGTCTGGTGTTCCCTTCTTCATAGACCTAGATGCTGTCAACCTCTTCATGTTGTCATCATCAAGTATCATGTCAATGGTACACGCTCCATCACACACTTCGTATGCACCTTCATAGCCTTTAGTGTCACGGTTCTCTTCAAAAACCTTTGCCCACTCACCTATTCCAGTTAATATTACTTTTCTTGTAGCCATTTTTAGTCTCCTAATTTATTGAAAGTTTATTGTAACACGATTAATAATTATAATGCAAGTACTTTAATGTATTTCCGCATAGTTTTTTCCATACTGTACATCAATACCTAACTGTACATTTAACTTGAGTTGTTCATTCAACTTAGTAATAGCCCAACTCAGTACACTTGTATGCTGTTGCTCTTCTCCTTTTCTAACTACGTTAATACTTTCATCGTGGAACTGACCCACAATGTTTGACCTCTTGATACGGTAGAATGCTACCCACTTATCAAAGCAATAAGAACCTGTACTCTGATTGATGGTGGAGAAGGCATCCTTCTTGTACCGTAGGCTGTGCCAGAACTTACTAACAGGGTTCTGTATCCACATCTCACCACCTATCTCTCTAACATTCTGTTCTTCAGCAAACTGTTTGACTGACCAGTTACGTTGCCAGTATGCGTCAAGTAACTTCTGTGATTCTTTAACAGACATACCTGTTTCTCTTGATAGTTTTGCTGCACCAACACCGTAAGTTGCAGAATAGTTAACCACTTTAAAGTTCTTACGTAGTGGCTTCAAGTCCTTCTCTCCACTCACATGCTTGTCTATATCAGCCTGTGTAATCACACCTGCATGTTTAGCAAGGTCAAGGTGTGGGTCAAAGCCATCTCTTGACATTTCCTCTACATACTCAGGGTCATAGGGTTTCATATAGTGTCTCTTAGTTGTATCTTCAAGTGATGTCATGTCAGCACCACAGAGTGTGTAACCTTCTGGTGCAACCAAGCAACTGCGTATCTCTCTACCCCAAGGCTTGTCTACACTAGGTAAATTAACCAATGGTTTCTTATGCTTAAAACGTAGTGTGTTGGTTAGTCCATCTATCTCTGCCCTTACGTAACCATCATGTTCACACTCAACAAAGCCTTTGAATATACTGAGGCGGTGTTGTAGTATTGTCAGACCATCAAGTACCTCAACAGCAGGGCTGTCTTTGATAAGTAGACGTACTGACTTGGTTAGCTCACCATTCTTTCGTATCTGTGATACCTTCTTCTCTTCACCTGTCTCCTTGTTCTTATTGTACTTGTATGTACATGGCTTCCAACCTAAAGAAATTAACCAATCTTTTACCTGCTCAGTGGAGTTAGGGTTAGCTTCTTCTGCACCCTTAGTCACTGTAACATCACCGTTGTAACCGTCTGGTAGTCCATACTCGTCTAGTAAACTAAACCATCTTGCACCATGAGCAGACAGTGAGCCATCCTTTTTGTGGCAAACTTTAGGTTTAGTCTGTACCTTAGTCAACTTACGCATAGGCATAACCTCTATGAGTTCTGTTACCTTCTCTTCCTGTAGCTTAGTTATCTTATCAACACAACTGATTGCCAAGTCAGTGTCTAACTTCCAACCCTGTTGCTCTGCTTCATTAGCACAGTCCATCTTGAACTCAAGGTAACGAAAAAACTTGTCTAGCTTTACCTTGTCCTTGTAGAGAAACATAAATCTTTTCAGTAAGTTGTTCCACAAGGCTTGTGTAATCAGTACATCCTGTTCACATCTGTGAGCGTAGTCAGTCGGTGATAGGTTGTGCCAATCATCTATCTTAGGTTTCTCAATACCAAAATCAGGAAAGAAACTATCCAAGCCATGCTTACTGCGTAGTGGATTGAGTACCCACGACATAGGAAGTGTATCAAATAACCTAGCCTTAATCTTAATACCAAGTATCTTATTCAAGAGTGGTACATCGTAGCGAATAATGTTGTGACCTAGCAAACCTTTTGCATTTACTAACAGATGTCTCATGTCATCATAGTGATGCAGTGTCTTTAGTTTCTCTCCATCTAGGTAAGAGAAGCAGTGTATCTTAGTGGCACGATCAAGTAAACCATCTGCTTCTGCGTCAAATATTATCATGCAACCATCCTATCTTCTGTACCCCCTGACTCTTCAGTAAGCAACGTAGTCTCAGGATCATAGTAAACACTACCTGCCTTACCTAACTTTGCAAAGGGTCTGTTCTTATCAACAATAAAGTTAGTTGTATTCTGAACTAATTCATCATCACTGTCAACATCTCTCTCAATCTTTATACAAATAATTGCTTCTTCTTCAAGAGATGATGCATATTTGGTACGTCCATCATCATTGACCTGTGATATTAATACTACACCTATGTTCAACTCCTTAGATAGCTGTGCCATCCTAGCTCCAAGTGATGTGAGTACTGAGGTAGCACCATCTACACCTGCCTGACTGAGGTAGGCTAGTCTTTGAACGTGGTCTACAAAGATGTACTCTGCACCGTAGACAGTAGCTGCAAGTCTAGTGTACTCTAGTAGCTTGAGTGGATCATCATGTGACCTCATCTCAAAGACTATGGTACGCTCACCCTGTGTAGCTAACTTAGCAGCAGCCACTACGTCATCCTCAGAGATACCATTCTCCTTTGCATCGTCCTCAGTCCTAACATTAACACCAAGGTTGTACGTTGCCATTGCTCTGTAGGTTGTAGACTTCATCTCTTCCATGTGTAGCAGGGCTATGCGTGTATCAGGGTTAGACAGTAGCCCTGTCTCAAAGTATCGTATCACCTCTGTCTTACCTGTACCCCTTGGTGCTTTGAGAAAAGTTAAGCCACCCTTGACAATGCCCCTGATCTTATCGTCAAGTCCTGTGTGACCTGTTGGTGTATACTGGTATGGACTCTCAGTCCTTATCGCCTGTTCAACTTCCTCATCAGAACAAAAGAAGTTGTCAGGTGAGTAGCGTTGTGGTTTCAATGCAGTCCACTTGAGTGCCTCACTATCACCTGCCATCAAGAACTCGTTAGCATCCTTGTGCTTGGACATAGGTACAAAGTATAACTTAGCAGGGAAGGCTTCATATATCTTCTCTGCACTACGCTTACCTGCATCATCAAGTTCCCCTGCGTAGATTATCTCCTTGAAAGAGTTGAGGTAATCATAGTTCTGCTTGATAAACTTCTCACCAATAGATGCAGAAGGTAGTGACTTCACAAAGTATTTCTGACCTAGTATCTGGTAGAGACTTGCAGCATCAAACTCTCCCTCTGTTATGTATATCTTATTGGAAGAGTTGGAGTTAAACTCAGGTCCAAATAGGTGATTCATACCTACACCCCTGTCTTTAATCCAAGTCTTAGACTTATCGTTGAAGTCTCTGTACTTGACGGTGTGTGGGTACTTGTATGCATACCTTACAGGCTCACCGTTTGCACCTGTCTGTACCTGTATGCCATACAGTTTGCATACATCTGGGTTGATACCCCTGATGTTATCAAACGTCATACCTTTAACTTCTACTTGCATTACATTCACCTTCTGTTTTACAGGGTAGCTCTCTCTTACCCAATCAAATATGCCTATTCTCTTTTTAGTAGGGTAAGATTCCCCACAACTGTGACAGAATCCATACCCATCGTCATTCCAGTTGAATGCATCTGATGATCCACAGTCTTCAAATGGACATGCCTGATGTGGGTTATCACTCATTCATTAATTCCTTCCATGATACAGGGAATAACTTTCCCATCTCTCTACTAATATCGTCTGCTACCATTCTGCTTTCTACTTGAGCATCTTCTGCACATCGAAGTATACACATGTCAGCGAATGCGTCAAGACTGCCAGACCAATACCATTCAGTTAAGTGACATAAAGGTAACACCATACGTGCCTGTTCCTCACACACACCCATGTCTAATAGTCTCTGATATCCTTGCATAGCTTCAGCAATCACATGGTTCAACTCAAAGTTAGCAAGGCTCTGTTCTGTTTCAGATTCTAATACACCACCACTGCCCTGCTTCTTATCTTTTGTTTGCTTTCTCCAGAGTGCAGTGTTCTCATCATTCATGTCTGGTCTGTACCAGTTAGGTGTAGTGTCTACGTATCTCCTACTGATCTCATTCCAACGTAGGAATTTATGCTTGACCAACTGCCTAGCTACAAAGATAGGAGCACGTACATAGAAGGAAGCAAAGCAATGACCAAAGGGTGACATGTGTTTGTGTTTAGCTAAGTACTTGATAAGCTTAATGTTTCTCTCTTTACTCATATCAAATGAGTTAGACCAGTTGTTGAAGCTAACCCTTGCTGCATTTACTACACTCAAGTCAGACCCCATATGATCTATATACTTTACTTTAATCATAATGATTCCTTGTGTTTCTTTAAATATCTCAATGCTTCTTCTACTGTTTCTTCACTATCGTTAAGCTTTCCTAGTCCCATGTTACAGTTATTACATATCCAAGCACGAAACCTGTGATTAGTATGGTCATGGTCTAATACCCACACTGACCTATCACGGAACTGCCCATTAAATTTTAGTTGATCTTCTGTTTTTTTACAAATAGGACATATATAATCAGCATCAAAAGATCTTGGGTTCTCCTTCATAAGTTGTTTGCGTAAGACTTCCTTTTTATATCCACAATTTTTACATTCAGTCCTATAAGACTTACCACCCATCTGCAAACCGTATTCTAGTATGTGTTTTTTCTTATTGCATTTAGAACATATACGATAGTCGTTTGAGACAGATAACTTTTTTATTGCAAAAAATTCTAACTGTTTTTCTGTCATTACTTCTCCCACCTATAAAATATGTGGTCATCTATCCTTGATGTCCTTGTCTTTGTACTTGCCCAATCAGGATACACAGAGGTGGAGTGGTAGTGTGTTGAACCATCCAACATGTCCACAGTCTTACCATCATGCACAGTTACAGCCACAAGCAAAGCCTTTGCCCAAGACTTGTCATCAGTTGGCTCATCCTTCAAACCGTCACAGTACCATGAGAAATGGCACTTATGCTTTACAGGTAGGGTAGTACCAGAATGTACTACTCCCTGTGTAACCACATCACACACGTTGTCAGGGTATCTTCTATCATTTACCCTATTGATTACCACCTGTGCCACAGCAATTTGACCTGCTGTAGACTGTGACCTAGCTTCATGGTATACGTTCATAGCTAGGCAGACAAGTGCTGTTGTTAACATAATCCATCCTTTATATATTTTATAATTGTAGCATGATCTACATTAAACATTCTACCAAGTGCTCTTGTTCCAAACTTACGATCTCCTTGTTTATAATTATCTATTATAAACCTTCTTGTTTTCTCATCAGCCTTAGAATATTTACTCTCATGTCTTTCGTTATAACAAGCACTCTTTAATTTATGCTTTGAGTGTTGAGCATTCTCCTTACTTGTACACCACTCAAGATTATCTATATTGTTATTTGATTTAACTCCATCAATATGATTTACATCAGGTTTATTATATGGGTTGTCAATAAACCCTTTAGCAACCATTCTGTGTACTCTGTATGCAATACTTATTTGATTTTTAAGTCCTACTCCCATAAGTTTTGGTATAGCCCAACATAGTATTTTGTAACCCTTAGTTTGTGTGCTAGGTATCTTAAAATTACCTGTATTATTTGACCATAATCGTCCATGATTAGACACTTGATAAAGACTTGTAAACAATTCATTCTGTTCATCAGTTAGGTGGTCATACTCTGGAACTTTTATCCATACTTCTTCAGTCATTATCCTCTCCTCATATCTAGTGCAGACTTTGCAGTCTCATAGTTGTGTTTGTTGTATGGGTTAAGACTCTGTACATTCTTATGCCCTGTTACGTGCATGATTGCAAGTGCATCAACACCACTCTCTACCAACTCAGTGATGGCAGTCTTACGTAAGTCTCCCATGTGTAGGTCTGAAGGTAGCCCACACTCTGCCTTAACCTCATTTGCTAGGGCAGATACCTGACCTGATGGTATGGGTCTGTATGCCCCATCTGAGGGTCTCTGGTGAGGTATAACATACTTCTGCCAATCCCAATCACCTAACTGTTGTACCATAAGCTCCATTATCTTATCCTCAATGGGTAACATTACCGTAGCACCACGCTTAGTCTGCTTGATTGTCACCATCTTCTTATCAAAGTCTATGCTAGACCACTCAAGTAGAGTGATGTCAATGGGTCTTTGTCCCCACTCGTAGGCAAGGAGTGCCAGTAATCCAATGTTTCTCCACTTGAATTGAGAGAAGGCAGTCTCAATGAATAGCTCTACCTGTGGCTTAGTCCACACTACAGAGCGAGGTGTGTGTGATCTCTTCTTAACCCTAGACATTGGGTTGGTGTCTATCAGTTCAATAGAACGACAGAAGTTTAACAGGACTGAGAAGATTCTTGATAGTTGGTTAGCATGGTCAACTCTCACGTTCCTAACCCAAATCTCATAGAGTTCTGTGCAGTGAGCAGATGTGATAGCCTTGACAGTTATGTCACCTAACTCCCTAGCAAACAGCTTAGTGCCATTGATCTTTGCAAAGCCATACTCGTAGGTCTTCCTAGTCCTTGACGACAAAGAGTTAAACTGTCCAGTGTTAAGGTAGTGTGCTGTCACCTGTCTTAGGTTACTCTTAACACCTAAAGTGCCAACAAGTATGTTACCCTTTCTGAAGTCATCAACAATCTTTACAAGCTTTGGTACTTCATGTCTCGCCTGTCTCCCATCGTGGAAAGTCTTAGGTGATACAACACCTGCTGACTTAGCATCATTGGGTGGATTAAAACGATAGACAGCAGAGCCATCCTTAAGTTTTACCTTAGTCGTATATTTCATTTCTCTTCTTTCTTTTTTGGTATAGGTGGCATCATCTCATCACATGGATCATCATCTTTACCTAGCATCTTCATCTCCTCTTGGATACAAAGACCCTAGTTATACTTAAAGTTTACATAAAGTATACATAAAGTTTTATCTTTCTTTAAGTTGTAGGAGTTAATGTCTTACTTAAAGTATACTTAATGTAATTATACAGTCACTTACAGGAGTGTGACAACCCTGATAATATATTTTTATTTATCAATGTGTCTTTGATACAACACTTCATCTGTATCCTCATACCCATCAAGACATTCCAGTGACCATACAACAGTCAGTGTGTCACCACTCTTAGTCATACTGTCAGCCTTACCTATCTCATCAGAGAATATCTTGCCATGCCAATCCTCTACTACCTCATCATTTCTTTCTATCGTCACATGATACATCTTATGTTCCTTCATATTTTTCTATTGTTAAAACTTTGTAGTCATCCATTATTTCCTTAACGTGTAGCTCACTGGTTGCGTAAAGGTATATAGACCTCACCCTAGTGTTCACACCAGAGTCATTAAAACTTACACCCTCATACTCTACAGCGTAGTTATACACTGGGCTTGGTATCCATGCAACCATTTATATCTCCTTATAATTTTTTTCTTTAAATATTTTTATAGTCCATCCATAAGTATTCATGTACTCTTTTATAGATTTGTATGTAGCAGGTGTCCTATCGCAGTCAGGTTTTATATTAGATTGAAAAAACTCTAATACTTCTTTTTCACTATTGCATTCATGGTATCTATAGCCAGTACTAATTATAGAGTTTTGTGCATCATCATAATCATTTGGTTCTATATCGTAGCCCATTCTAATTATATACATAGTAGTGTTACTCCTTCTCATATAGACTCCATTTTACTTTTATCAAATTTAAAAAACCAAGTAGACTCTGACTCATTTGATTCTTTTTCTGTTCTCTCTAACATCTCATTAAAAGATTTTAATGATACACCACCTCTGTATGTCTCAAACATCATCTTACCTGGAAAGGGTAACTTCCACATTTTAAGTTTTGCAAACTCTTCCTTAGAAGAACGATCTTTTATACCACATGTTAAAGAACTTTTGTCAGCACCATATCCCATAAAACAAGAATCTTCCTCATCTTTAGGTATAATTCCCATGTATAAATACGGTCTTATTCCCATGATATCCATCTGTTACTCCTTACAATTATCTATTACGTTATGCTTGTTGTCCTCATACCTACACCTATCAGGGTGAAACATTTCTTTGTATGTAGCTACCCAAGGATCTCCCCAAGCTAGGTAGCCTATGATATAGGGCAGAGGTACAAGCATGAAGATGACTACCAGTGCTGCCTTAAAGAAGCCCTCGTTATGATATGGTTTCATGTTCTACCTCTATCCCACCACTCAGTAGTCATCTTTAATCCCTCAAATTCTAATTCA